GAGCCCATCCTCTCGCCCCACCAGCCCGGAGACGGCGGGATCCTCACCATGCCGTTGCGCGATAACGTCCCGGAGCCTCCGACGGACGACTGGCAGCTCACCACCTGCCCCGTCTGTGGCGCTGAGTGCTGGCAGACAGACACGGCCCGCCGGATCCTCGCACTGGAGCCCGACGTCCGAACCGCCTGCACAGCCTGCGCGCTGAAGGGGCTCGGAAAATAATACTGGAGGTAATACATGAACAACGAAAGAAACAACACGACGGCCGGCGGGATCGGCTTCTGCGGCCTTCTCGCCGTCGCCTTCATCGTCCTGAAGCTCACCGGCGTCATCAACTGGAGCTGGCTGTGGGTACTGGCCCCGATCTGGATCCCGACCGCCATCACCCTCGCCATCATCGTGATCGTGCTCGTGGTCATACTGGTCAGAGAGCTGACGAAGGGAGGCCGCCCGTGATGACCACGGAGGAACGCCGGGCCCTGCTGGATCGTGCGATCACGGCCTACGGCGCGCCGGCACAAATGGACATGGCCGTCGAGGAGATGGCAGAGCTGACCAAGGCCCTCTGCAAAGTGAAGCGCGTGAGCTGCGCCGCAGAGGCAAAGGCTGTACTCGAGAACGTGGTCGAGGAGATGGCAGACGTCCAGATCATGCTCGACCAGCTCCGCATCATCTTCGGCCGCAGCACGGCCGAGGCCGAGGAGTACAAGCTGGAGCGCCTGAAGAAGCGCCTCGACACAGCCACAGCAGCGGAGGCATCTCACCGCGGCTGAAAGGAGGAACCACATGGCAAAAGACAAACCGCAGCCGCAGACCGGCCCCGAGATCGAGGAGTACAGCACCACGGCAACGCCCAAGGCATACGCCGACAGCGTCCCCGTGTTCTGTGCACACGACGCCATCGTCCCGCTGAAGGATCTGCGGCCCAACCCAAAGAACCCAAACCAGCACCCGCCGGAGCAGATCAAGCTCCTCGCCTCTATTATCAGAGCGACGGGCTGGCGCGCCCCGATCACTGTCAGCAAGCGCAGCGGGCTCGTCACAAAGGGCCACGGCCGTCTCATGGCCGCGCAGCTCGACGACCTGACCGACGCCCCGGTCGACTATCAGGACTACGCAAGCGAGGCCGAGGAGCTGGCCGATCTGACGGCAGACAACCGCATCGCGGAGCTCGCCACCACTGACAACAAGATGCTCGCCGAGGTTTTCGCCGACATCGACACCGGCGAGATCCCGTTCATGCTCAGCGGCTACACCGAGGACGACTACGGCAACATCGTGACGGCCCTCTCTGAGGCGCTGCACACCAAGGAGCCGAGCAGCGACCCCGACGCCGAGATCCCGGCCCCGGCCGCGCCGGTCACACAGTACGGCGACCTCTGGATCCTCGGCCGGCACCGAGTCCTCTGTGGAGACTGCACCCGGCCGGAGGATCGCGCCCTGCTGCTCGACGGCAACAAGCCCGAGATCCTGCTGACCGACCCGCCATACTGCTCGGGCGGCAGCAAGGAGTCGCAGAAGTCGACCGGAAGCATCGGCACCGAGAGAAAGAACGGCAAGGCCCCGAAGATCGCCAACGACATCCTCAGCACGCGCGGCTACCAAAACCTGATCCGCGGCGCGCTCACCGACATCCCCTGCCTCTACGCCTACATCTTCACCGACTGGCGTATGTGGGTATATCTGTTCGACCTCGTCGAGGCGGCCGGCTTCGGCGTCAAGTCTGAGATCGTATGGGACAAGGGCACGCCGGGCATGGGCGTCGGCTGGCGCTCACAGCATGAGCTCATTCTGTTCGGCGCCAAGGCTGCCACCCATTTCGACGGCCACAAGGGCTACGGCAACGTCCTGAGCATCTCCCGCTCCGGGAATGAGCTGCACCCAACACAGAAGCCCGTCGAGCTGCTGGAGAAGCTGGTCGACAACACGGACTTCGCCACGGGCGTCTATGATCCCTTCGGCGGCTCCGGCACGACGCTGGCCGCCTGCGAGGCATACGGGCAGCCCTCCTACATCATGGAGCTGACGCCCGCCTTCACGGACGTGATCGTCAAGAGGTACATCAGAATAACAGGAAAGACAACCGTGCGCTGCGTCCGTCAAGGCCGAGAGCTACCGCGCGAGGAGATCGCCGCGATCTTCGAGCCTGACGAGGAAGGAGGTGAGCAGGAGTGACGCCCTGACATAATGAGCGAGAAGCCGATCACACAACGGATCAAGGACAGGCTCGCGGCCTACACCGCCATGCTGAGAGACATCGACAACCAGCTCGAACGCCTCGACCGCATGGAGATGACGATGGCCTCACCGCCCGGCCCTGATCTGACAGGTATGCCACGCGGATCCGGCACACCATCCGACCGCACCGGCATGATGGTGGAGCGGAAAATGGAGCTCGAGGAACAGATCGACCGGCTCAAGGCTGAGGAGAAGCAGGAGCGCAACGCCA